GTGCGGACCCGGTGTTGTCAGCCATTGGGATCGTCTCCGATTGCCCGGACGGTCTGGGCGTCCAGGCGCAGGTGGTCGATGAGGCGGAGCCAGACCTCGCGCCGTCCTTCCGCGACCGCAGTCGCGTGGGTGTCAATGCGGCCATCCTTGCCGAGCACCACGCACGACGCGTCCGCCCGGCAGAAGGCCCGCAGGTCGGCCAGGATCACGGAGCCCGCCGCGGTGGGCGTCTCCCGGTCACCGGCCAGGAGAGCCGTCTGGTAGGCGGTGGCAATGCGCGCCTTCCGCGACCAACGCTCGCGCAGCGCCTGCCACTGCTCGGCGGTCATCAGCCAGCCCCCAGTAGTTCAGAGCCCGGGACACCGGCCATGGCCTGGGCCTGGGCAAGATCCTTCGCCGCACCGGCCGCGACCGGCGCCGCAGCCAAGGCCTGCTGGGCCTGCTGGGCCTGGGCCCGTTGGTCCTTGAGCGCCGCCACATCCTCGGGGGAGCGGATCGCCCGCGGGGGAACGCCGTTGATCTCGGCCAAGGTCCGGGCCATCTCGTCGGGGTCGAGCACGTCGAGCACGCCCGGGTCGATCTGGGCCAGGGGTGCCAGCGCCTCGATGGTGCGCAGGATGCCGACGCCCTCGCCGGCACGCTGGGCCCGGGACAGCTCCGAGGTGTACTCGATCGCGTACCCGGCGCCCGACGCACCGAAGGTGTCAGGGGGAGGAGGCAGAGCCCCGGCCCGAGCGATCAGGTCCAGCTCGCGCTGGATCAGCGGCCCGAGGAACTCGGCATGTTGCCGCCCGGCCGCGGGAGCCAGAAGGATGCCCTTCTCCTGGGCGCGTTGCAGAACCTCGGTCGCGGTCATGTTCGAGCGATCCTCGGCCAAAATCATGAACAGCGAGACCAGGAAGTGGTCCTGGATCGACGACCGGCGCTGGTTGGACATCTCGACCGACAGCGGGATGTTGGCTCGGGACTCCAGCGCCTTGATCCGCTCGCTCCCAGTCTCCGACAGGCCGCCAGGGATCACCACGGAGGGGCGGATCTGGAAGGCGCCCAGGACGCCATCGTCCGCCGTCAGCAGCGGAGGATTCACCGCGAGATGGGCCGCCCGCAACGTGGTCTTCTCCATCTCGTTCAGCATCTTGATGTCGGCGAGCGCGTCCATCGCAGGGCTTCGGCCGTAGGTCTCGCCCGGGGCCTTCGTGTAGCGGCCGACCAGGTAGGGGAAGGTGTGGTACCCGCCCTTCTCGAGCAACGCCCGGAAGTCCACCGACAGGTAGGTGGATGCAAAGGCCATGCCCTTGTAGTCCGAGCGCGAGGGGTTCAGTTCGTCATTGGGGTAGACGCAGTGGAGGAACCGGTAGGTGGTCGTGGGCTTGTGCTGGGCATCCGCCCGGATCCGGTCAGGCAGCGACTCGAGGCCCCACTCCTGGGCAGCCTGGCGCGCCGTCAGCTCGAAGGCCCGATGCACCACGTCCACCACGCCCCGGTTGTTGGTCCCGATGAAGACCTCCCCCAGGTGGAGGGTCTGGTAGCGCAGCGCCCTGGACTTGAGGTCGTCATCCACAAACATGACCGCCGTCCCGAAGGCGCCGAGCGACATGTAGAACTCGTGGGCCTGGGAAGCGAAGTTCGACCGCGGCGAGTACCGCTGGCGGAACAGCTGGTCGTTCACCTCGTCCAGCCAGGTCTTCGTTTCTTGGTCCTCCTTCAGGGAGGGATCCTCGGGGACCAGCTTGTGCCACTTCTCGTTCCGGGGGGTGAGGATGGACTCGATCGCAGCGGCGAACCGCTCCAACGCCCGCACGGCGGTGGAGTCGAAGATCTTGTCCGTGCGCTTGTCGCCCTGGGTCCGGTGGACGCCGAAGAAATTGTCCTGCCGGGGGATCACCCGCTCGGCGATCTCCTGCCAATGCGACTCCCACGTGGACCGCTCAGAGGCCATCACCTCGTGGCGCCGCATCAGGTCCAGAGCGTCCATCAGCCGACCCGCACCACGCCGAGCTGGCGGACTTTGATCGTTCCACCGCCAGCCATCGCCCCCAGAACGATGTTGGAGGCCGCGTAGACGGTGCCGGGGTCAAAGACTTTGGTGGACAGGAAGAACCGCTCGCCGGGCAGGTATTCGCCGACAGCGTTCAAGGCCTGAGCGTGGTCCGTTCGCCCGCACTCCATGATGCGCGTGTTCGCGGAATTGCGGACATAGATCCCGACGCGAGTACAGGGCGTGACGACCTCGATCTCCCCCGAGCACACGTAGAGCTGGCCCGCGACCGGGGCCGAATTGACGCCGGACAGCAGGAACCCATTGGATCCGCTGGGGACCAGAAGCCCGTGGGGGCCGCTGTCGTCGGTGTAGATGCCGCCCGTCGCGGTGTTCCACGAGATGCCGGAACGACCCAGCGAGAAATCCCAGTTGTCGGTCAGGACCTCGCCGAGCTGGTCCAGGCGCCAGCCGTCGGCAGGCTGCACGAACGCTCGCTTCGCCAGCGTCGCCCAGGCGCGCCCCACAGCGCGAGAACCAACAGCGTTCAGATGCAGGTTGTCCAGGAGGTACTTGGGGTAGCATAGGCCGCCAGGAGGCGCGACCTCGGCCCAGTGATCCACCACGAACAGCTCGCCCGGGAAGGCCGCCTCAAGCGCGAACATCCGGTCCCTGTAGCTCGCCAGCTCCGCGAGATCCGAAGCGGTAAAGGCGTTCTGCGGGTGGTTGATGGTCACGATCGCCTTCGTCCCGGTGACCCGGCACTTGCGCAGAGCGTCGCGGATGTAGCCCTCCGCCGCCGCAGCACCCACCGAGCCGATGTCGTTCGCGAACCACTGGAGGACCACGAAGCCCAAGTTCGGGAACTCGGACAGCGCCGTGTCGAGGGTCGGGGCGATGGTCCCAATGGTGCCACCCGAGATGCCGTAGTCCTTGACGTACTGGAAATTCTGGCCCGCCCCCAGGTAGGCGCCGAACAGGAAGCCGTCGATCGTGATCGACTCGAACCCGTCGCCGATCGCACGAATGCAACGATCCGAAGAACTGGAGCCCGTGAGAGCAAGGGTGTTCCGGGTGGCCGGAGCGAACCGGTTGCTCTTGGTGAGCAGGGTTCCGCCCTGGGAGGGAGCCCAGCCGTAGGAGTTGCGGAAGAACTCCCGCCCCGAATTGAGCGCGAGGGCGCGAGCGCCCACCTCGGCGGTGGAAGCGACCAGGGCGCGCTCGGTGGAGAATTGGAGGATGCTCATGTCAGGATCCTTGGTAACCCTGGGCCGAGCAGTAGACCTGGGCCCCGGTGGTGATGCACGCGACGTTCATTGCGGTGTTGGCCGTCCCGCGGAGGGGAGGCTCGAACTCGAACACGTCGGAGGAGTTCATAGCCGCCGCCACGTGGCCGCGCCAGATGATGGTCGCTCCGTCCTTGATCACGACTTCCGTCGCGACTGTGGCGTGGGCGTTCTTGATCTGGATGGCCTTCAGGTAGTTGCGGATCGACGCACCGCGAGCCGCCGCGATCGCCACGTCGGTGGTGTTCACGATGCCGCCCGCCGCCGCAGCGTAGGCCCACGACAAGTCAGGGACCGCGCCTTCGACCGTGACGAGCTGCTGGTTCGTGGACATCGCTACGCGACACTGGTCACCCGAGACGAGGGTGGTTTCGACCGCCGTCGCGACCACGCCACCGACCTGGATCGGGTTACCCGAGGCGGTCGCCGAATGGCCCGCAAAGCCACCCACGCCCAAGCCGCCAGTGGCGCCGCCCGACGAGTTCGCCGCGCCGCTGATCTGGGTCAGGTTGACCGTCTGGTTCACAGCGGGATAGGGGATGCACCCACGGTTCGCCGCGACGTTGATCGTGGTGGTGCCAGCGGTCGTGGCCGTGGTGAGCTGGAGCCGGAAGAGCCCGCCCGCCGCGATGTACCGATGGAGGGCACCGCTGGTCAGGGTCGTGGTGGCCGCCCCGGTGTTCTGGTTGACCATCGCAACAGCGTTCCAGGTCACCCCACCGTCCATCGACATCTGAGGCGTGACCACGCCGGTCGTGCCAATCGACGCCACCTGGATGTCGAACGTGCGCAGGTAGGAGCAGTCCCACTGGAGCAACGTGGTGTTGATCGGGATGACGCCCGCCCTGGAATAGGCGGAGAGTTCGGATTCCTTCGCACTGAGCTGGAGAGCCGTCTTTCCCATGGGGTTACCTCACTGACCCAGGAGGGTCTTGGTCGCGGTGGTCTGGGGGGCCGAGTTGCCGGCCAGGATGGAGGCCGCACGGCCGCGCCGGCGCTTGAGCATGGAGCTTTGCTCTTGCCGCGCACCCGCCACCGACAGGGACGGCATGGGGGGAGGCTCGGGGACCTTGCCCAGGCTCGGCCCGGAAAACGGATTCATCCCACCCATGGACGCACCTCCTTGTTTCTCGCCCAAATCTACATCACGCGAAAACGTCGAAGTCAACGAAGGCCGAACGAACCCGAGCTGGGCCACCCAGAGGTCGCACAAGTGACTTGGTCTCGCCTGCCCCGTCGAAAGCATACTGGAGCGCGTCCGAGACGTGGGAGTAGGCGTTTTTGTCCGGCACGTCGCGGAACCGCTCCTCCCCGGAGACGGCCAGGCGCCGGTAGCAGTAGCCGCCGGCCATGGCCTTGCGGAGCATGACGCAGCGCGGATGCAGGAGGAAACCCGGTTGCCCGTCCACCATCCGCCGCAGGGCGGAGGAGACGGACTCGATGCGCCGCACCGGGTCGTTGGTGGAGGCCGGAAGGGCATTGATCCCCGCCGCCCGCAGGATTTGGAAAGGGGTGGTCTCGTCGGTCTGGGCCCGTGAGTCGCCAGCCGGGTCGCCCTTGATCGCCCCGATCGGCCAGGCCGACCACTGGCCCCGGAGCTTCGGCCCCAGCAGCTCGGCGAAGCGAGATGCGCCCATGTCAAGCGCCACCACCTCGTCGAAGACCCGGATCTGCCCGGCCGGGGTGCGCTGGATCATCGCCGTCGCAGGGGTGAGCCCGAAGTCGATCCCGAGCAGGATCGGGACGCCCGGCACCAGGTCGAACTCCCGGCAGTGCAGGGAGTCCACGTAGTCGGGCCAGACAGGCTTGCCCTCGCGGACGAAGCCATACTCGGCATGGACGTAGACCTTGACCCAGTCTTGGTCTTTGCCGGCGATCTGGCGCTCGTAGTAGCCGTCGGGCAGGTTCTCCCGGTTCTCGGCATCCAGCGAGAGGCCCGAAGGCTGGGCGAAGAACGCGAACCCATCCGGCCGGTCCACCTCGGCCAGCCGGTACCACCAGTGATCGGTGTCCGGCGGATTGGTGTCCATGATGATCCCGGACCAGCCGCGGCCGCCCATGAGCGCGGAAGGGTACCGCCCGACGCGGCCCGTGAGCCCGTCCAGGACGGCCTTGGGAACCTCCCTCGCCTCGTTGATCCAGGCGCCGGTGAGCTCCATGGAGAGGAGCTTGCTGATGTCGTCCGGCCGGTCGAGGGCGAGGAAGATCACCTCGAGGTCGAGGTCGCCGTCCACGATGTGGTGGGTCGGCGGTCCCTGGTCCACCCAGCGCCCCAAGGTCGTCGGGAACCACTGGTGCCAGGTCTTGATCGTCGTGGTGCGCAGCTCGGGGTAGGTGTTGCGCACGATCGCCCACCGCGACCGGCGCTTGCCGTCCAGACCCGGCGGCTGCTGCTGGGCCCGGCGCATGATCTCCATCACGCAGGCGGTCGATTTGCCCGAGCCGAACGGCCCGCGGATCCCACGGACGAACGCCTCCGACAGCATGAACGCCCGGGACACAGGGCCGGGAGGACGGTACTTGATCGCCGTCACAGGCGCGTCATCTCCCAGACTAGCCCCGTGCGTGCGAACTCAGCCTCGGCCCGTTGGCGCGCCTCGACGGAGGTCGAGCACACGAAGCCCGGCAGGCAGACCCGGTGTTCCTGGCCGAAGGGGTTGTGCTCCACCAGCCGCTCGAGCTTCCACGGCCCATCCACCACCAGCCGCCCGGTGGCCTGCCGCCGCGCCTGCTCCTCCTGGGTGCCGTGCAGGGCCTCGTACTCGGCTTGAGACTTCCAGCCTGCCATCAGCCCGCCCCCAGGTCGATCACCACGGAGAGCTGGCCGGAGTGCTTCACCTCAGCCTTGTCGGCCTGGCCCAGCATGTTCTTTCCGAGCCAGACCAGCATGGTGCCGTCGCCCTGCTCAGCCTTGGCGAGTTGCTTTCGCCGGAGGTTCAGCTTACCAGCCGCCCGGCCCCGCTCAACGCAGGCCTGGAACTCCGGGTCTTTCTTCCACTGCTCTAGGGTGTTTCGCGAGATGCCGCAGAACCCCGCGATCTCCTCGTCGGAGGGATGGAGTCGGGAGATCGCCTCGATGTCATCGTAGGGGATCGGTTTCTTGGGTCTCCCTGCCCCCGGTTGCGCCCCTCCACGTCCCGGGTTCCCCTTGGCGTGGGCCTTCTTCTTGGGCGTTTCGGGGGTTTTCGGATCTGCTTGTTGAGATTTCTTTCTCATCTTGGACCTTTCGGGAAGGTTGCCCTGTCGGGAAAGGTACTCACGCATCGAACGCTGCGCTCTCTTCCGTGGGCGCCCAATCGAGCCCCAGCGCCCGGACGGTCTCGTCGGTCAGGTGGATGGTCGGCTGGCGTGCGGGCCCGAGGATGCGGACCAGCTCGGCCTCCCTGTCGTCGCGCAGCGGCGAGCCGTCCCAGACGCCCAGGCGCTCGACACGTGGGCGGTATCCCCGGGAGTTCCCCCGCAGGACGCCCCACGCCGCGTTCGTGTCCTCGACGGCCCAGAAGTAGCCGACAGAGCGCAGGCGCCGTTCAACCTTGGTAGCCCGGATTGCCCGGCGCTTGGCCTCGCACCGGCCGCAGAGGAGAGCCATCCCGAGACGGATGGGGTCGGGGTTTGGGTCCACCTCGCCTCGAGGTGCTGCGTGTTCCGTGACCCAGTAGGCGTGGCAGTGGGGGCAGCGGCAAGTGGTCTTGTAGACCCACCGCTCGCCTTCGTTGGCCTTCAGGAGCCCGGCCAGGGTCTTCGAGGGATTTTCCGCCCATTGCAGCGCAACGTCAATCATGCGTCACCACCCATCTTGAGGATTTCGGCCCGGATCTTGTCGACAGCCTTTTGGGTTTGCGCAGGATCGTAGTTGTAATTCCCCTGGCCCTTTTGCACGACCGCGATTCGATGTTGCCTTTCGGCTTCGGCCAAGTCAATGCGCAATCCCTTGATTTTATTCTTCGCCCATTCTTGCATTTCGGGCTGGGCGGATTGCGGTTGCTGGGCTTGGGCCTTGGGCGCGTAGAAGGTTTGCCACCCCGCCTCAATGGCCTTGTCGATCCACTGGATCGCCGCCTCTGGGGTGCGGGCTTCGTTGGCGAGCTTGGCGAGCTGGAGCTTGGCCGCGTCCTCCGTGACCGGCTTGCGGCGCCGCCGCCGGTCCTTGACCCAGCGATGC